TTAAATATGTTTTTTCCTATTCTTATGTTCTTCAAGTAACAAATTTTTTCCTGTCTTTTTTTCTTTATTTGGTAAATATATTAGCAAATCAGCCACATCACATTTAAGGACTTCACATATCCTGTCCAATTGCTCAAATGAAATTCTTTCTGCCAATTCATGATACAGCTCATTTATCGTTGCAGGTCTTATCCCTGTTGCTCTTGCTAAGTCTGCTTGGGTCAATCTTTTTTCCCCAAGCAACTTAGATAAATTATTTTTAATCATAACAAACACCCTTGTGAATAATAACACATTGGGTAATATTATGATTATTTACGTAATAATATTACGTATTTAGTAATTAGTTATAATCACTTCTTCAAAAATTTTACTATTAGTTTTGGCACTTAATCCGGTAGTTCTGCTTATACTTTCTATATTATAATTCCGATATAAATATCTTATGAACTCACAATCATTGTAGGAAATTATAAATTTTCCTTTCAATGTTGAAACGATATTATTTAGCCTATAATGATCTTCTTCTAAAAAGATTTTCTCATTTTTATAATATCTTTCTGTTTTGAAATACGGAGGATCTATATAAAATAAAGTTTCCGAAGAATCATAAAGCTTGATTAATTCTTCAAAATCTCTATTTTCTATGACCACCCTTTTAAGCCTTTCTTGGATTCCTGTAAATCTTTCAAGAGTATTTGTTATCACTTTAGTTCGTGTTGCAAAATTATCTTTCTTACATCCAAAAGAACATTTTATCAGATAAAAGTACCTTGCAGCCCTCTGTATATCGGTTAAACCTCTACAATTTATTTGTTCTTTGAAATCATAAAAGAGTTCTCTTGCTGATAATATGTCTTGCAATTCTTTAATTAAGGCTTCAGGATGCCTTTGAATACATCGGTATAAATTTATCAATTGACTATCAATATCATTGAAAACTTCCAACTCTTTTGTATTGTATTCTTTTGCAAATAGCACCCAACCTGCACCGCCGCAAACTTCCACATATTTTTTATAATTCTTAGGAAACCTTTTAATTATTTCTTTTCTTAATTGCTTTTTGCCTCCTACCCATCCTATAAAACTTTCCATATTTCAATTTTCTCCTTCTAACAATTTAAGGTGTTTGTTAGATAGATTATGCCATTGCTTTCGCCAATTTCTTTAGCAATATCTCCGCTTTTTTATGTTTGCAAAGAAAAAGCATTGTATCATCTGTTAAACTCGCTTTTTCTTTTACTTTCTTAAAACTCTCCTGCTGTTTCAGCTTATCATACAACGACTGTGAATTAATAGTTCCAATACTTGCGTTTGATATAATATTTCCGGCAATATCACTCACAACTATAGCTGTATGACGACCTTCATAGACAAGTATATCACCTATTTTAAGCTGACTGTATGACTGCAGTAGTGCTTTTTCTTTCAATATATGAAACTTACCTGTCCGCTTTAATGCATTCACCATATTCCCGGTGTAAATTGTCTTTGGAACAGTGACACCGGCTGCATTTACACATACTGCAACAAGGGCTGAACAATCTGTTTCGCACGGTGTATTTACTTTAGATATATCAAATCCGAATGTTTTAGCAATATCAAACAATGTAGTGCGTTGTATCTGATCATATCCTATATGCTCATTCTTACAGGCGGCAATCCCTGATAGAGCAATTGCTTTTGCAATGTTTTCTTCTTTTGCTCTTATAACTACATTCCAAGGACGATTATACCAATCGGTTATGCACAATTCTTTTCCATCTTGGTCTCCGGCTTTTCCATTTCTATATTTCCCGTTTTCGTCCCTTCTTGCGTGTGCAATTTTTAACATTATACATCCTCCCAATCCGAATTAATATTGTCAAACTCTTCAATTATATTATCATTTATTAATGATATTTTTTCTTCTTCTGATTCCTCAAAACTATCAAACACTTCATCAGTTAAATTACTCTGTTTCCGGCTGTCATAATACATTTGTTCATTTAAATTCTGTATTTTTTCTTGCTTTGTTTCTTTGTAGCTTTTTACACACATAGCAACAAATGTCCCTAATATTGTTGTTAATACTGTTATTGCAAGCTTTTCCGCTATCTGCTGTCTATCCTGATATGCAAGAAAAAAACAAGTCCATACCCAAAAAACTGAATTTATGATAATAAAGCCGAACATTAATTTACTAAATTGTATCTTTTTCATCTTTCACCTCTTTTTCTCTATTGCAATCAACTAAGCCCTCACCTATTATATAAGCAATTGCTGTTGCTCCCGCCATAATTACTGAGGTAACCTGTGCTACATCATTTTCTGTAAATCCTTTAGCTGTCAGAATGGCTACTATAAATCCTAAAATAGCCATCCAAAATTTCCTGCTTGTTAATTTTCTTTTCCAGTCTATTTTATTCATTTTCATTTTCTCCTTTTACCTCCCTTTAAGCAAACACATCTCCGGTTATTTCCTTATACTGCTCCTTTGTGATTTCTCCAAACGGATTATCTTCGGTTATTACCGCACCTTTTAATTCCTCCTTGGTTACCCACTTGTTTCTATACGCTATCTCCCAAAAATTCATTACTTGTTACCCCCTTTCAGATTTTTTATTTCTTTTTGAAGCCGCATAATCTCAATACTTGACTGTGCCTGTTTTTTACCAAGATTTGTAATGAGATTATCTTTTTTAATACTGTTAAGCTTTTCCCTTGATAACTGTTTGCCAAGCTCCACTATTACAGCCTGTTTCCTTTTTAATTCTTTTATAGAATCAATCCTATGAAAAATCATTCAAATACACCTCCTATCGACGAAATAAAGCAATCACCCGTTGCTCCGTTTCTTTCCACCTCAACTCTAATATTTACACCCCACTTATCTGCCGTTTTTGTTTCATTTAATATCAAAATTTTTGCATTCCTTAATACAAAATGGGTCACATTCTGCCATGTCGGGTTATCATCAAAAGCATTATTGCATATATAAACCGTCATCTTTGCATCAGGCGGTATAGTGCGGTTAATATTTATTATAGCCTTAGTCACCATATCATCCGCTTCTAACGGGGTTTTTAGTTCTAACAGGATACTTGTTTCATTCTTTGAAAAAGTAAATACCTTTTCATCCGTTCCCCCCTCACTGTCCTCTACAACAATTTTTATCGTATGTTCCCCGTTTATAACCTCCCGCCACTCTTCTTTTGAGATTTGAAAATCATAACCATAACTCTTAGGTGCCGTATATTCCTTGTGCAGGTTGTCGTCAAGATATTCCCTTACCGTTAAATTTCGCTCCTCATCTGCATCATCTACGATATACGATATTTTAAAAGGTTCGGTTTTAATTCCGAGATTACTGTTTACATCAGTACTTATTATCGGGTCTTCGTTATTTATGACCGTTTTAGTTTCACCCGTGACATAACCCGAGCCGGCTCCATGACGGTCATATGCGGCTACCCTGTAGCCCACAGTGTTCCAACCCTTTACAATATTATCCGTGAATTCTTTAGCGGCGCCATTGTAAATCCTGCTCCAACTATTATTGTCAATCTGTCTGTCAAGCCCATACCCTACGCTTTCACCATCAGGATCGGTCGCCACACCCCAACTTATTGTTGCAGGCTTCCCCGACCTTATCTTATCAGGTATTACAATACCGTCAGGCTTACTTGGGGGCTGATTCCATTTCATCGTATATATTCCGTTGGAATCAGGCTTGTCAAATATTTCAATTTTTTCAGTAACATTGCAAACCGGACGAATACCTTGAGGAGTGCATGCAGCACTGTATTTTATCCCTGTATTATAAGAATACTGATAGTAACAAACATATCTATCTATTTGACTATAAGATGATCTGCTCAAATAACCATTGCTACCATAATTTATACCTTTACTTTGAGCCCAATCAATAAATGCTTTTGATACTGTTGTTTCTTTAAAATTTCTATTAATCTTAAATATTTGTAATTGCTCATCGTTATCACATTGATACTTATAACGGTCATCAAAATTATAATTATTATGAAGGTGATCACCTCCGCCATACTTCCAATAATAATCGTTAATTTCTACTTCTGAGGGTAGAAATACATAAGCATTCATTGTTATTAGCGGTTTTGCAGAAATATTAGAATATGTTTCAAAATCAATCGTAGTTAGACTTGTATATAACAATGAACTATAAAGTCTTGATGAAAGATTGGTTAAAAAACCCGACTCATCAGTATAAAAATGTATTTTTTCCCAACTTTGAAAATTTTCCGAACTTGGAGGCATATCAGCGGAATGCGTTTTATAGTACCAGTTATAATTCCCGGAATTAAGCCAACTGTTAATGTTAGAGACACGGTACACTCCATTTCCTCTATTTGCTGCACCAATACCGGATGAAGCACTCTTTTTTTCAGGCGCATCAAAACACTTCAAACAAAGAACTTTGTCACTAATAAGAGTAACAGAATTATTAGGATACCCCTTATGGTTTTTATCCGCAACAAGCCACACAATAGGTTCACCGAAATACTTTGTATCATTATCGACAACCCTCGTACCTATCGGCAAATCCTTTAACAACATAACACCACCCCCTTAACATTCTATCCTTTGTTTTGCCTTGTTGAAATTACCCTTTTTAACTATTACCCCGTTCAAATCATCAAATCTTATCAAAAACGGATTCTTCGTTATATCATTAAAAATCGCATCATTAAGCCTGTCAATCTTTGACTTCAACCTTTCAAGCTCCAACAATACATCATCTGTTGCAGTCAGCTTTTCCCATTTTCCCTCATTAAACACCTGCAAAGACTTATTTATTGAACGAAGCCCGTGTACTCCGTTTTCATTAGTAACAAGACTGTTTATGTGTTCGTTGCTTAACTTTAACGCCTCATCAATGATATTAGTATTGTGGTTTATATCATCAATATCAATAAAATCCTCCTGCTCCGGCATTTTTAATTTCAGATTTTCTGTAAACTTCATTATAAAACCTCATCTTTCATCTGTTTCCAAGTTCTTGAACTCTCCCATTTCATTTTTCTGTCCTTAGGCATCTTCCATATATTGTATAAAATACTTAAATCTATGGCTATATTGGCAGGTAATACTCTGTGTAAAAGTCCTTTTATATCTTTAAATCTGTCTTTAATTTCAAGCTTTATACGTATAGATAACGTCAAATCCTTAAGCTGTATGAATAAATTATCAGAACCGCATAAATTATCAAGCATTTCTAAAAGTCTAAAATATGTATACGGTATATATTCGTTATATTTAGCCAATACTCTAAATTGCCGTATCGTCAAATCATCAGTTCCTTTAGAGTTTATGTTTAGCATTTTTTCATATCTGCCTATGCCGTAATTATCAGTAGTAGTTATAAATTGATTGTTAAGTAATTGATTAACGCCAACTATTAATTTCTCTACCTCACCCTGCTGTGCCTTTAACAGCAATATAAAGTCCTTATTACCTCGTAAAATCGGTGGCAAATAATCTATCAACTCTCTATCCATGATACAATCCCTCTTTTAGGTATCTCGTTATCGGATAAAATCAAATTAGCATTTTTTCCATTTAATAGGGTATCTGATATATCTATAACCCCGTTTACACTTAAAATTCGAGTTTCTATTTGACTTACCCTAACAACTATTTTGTCCTCACTGTCCCATTGTTTGGCAAGCTCAATAAAATAATTATCTATCGCCTTTTCAATAGAGGGCTTACAGACATCAAAGTCATACCCCTCCTGAAATGTGATTTTTGACTTTATATTTATAATCTTGTTTGCAACCCCCTCAACCGTTACCTTATGTCCTATAGGAGCTATGCCGTAACCGTCACCTGAGTGTTCATAAGGGTCTATTTTCCCCTTTATTATTTTCAAAAAATCATCTGTAGGTGCCGTATAGTCGCTGCTTATAATGATTAACTTTACAGTCCCCGCACCTGCCCATGTGGGTATTACCTTTAACGCTCCGACACCCTGCATTTGACCTACCTTTTCTTTATAATCGGCTATGTTACCGCCAAATGCCTGACTCTTAAAACTCTCAAAATACCTTTTTCTAAAATCCTCAGTGTCCTCCTCATCCTCTCCCAAAACTAAGATATCAACAAGCTTTGCACTTTCAAGCCCGTCAATGTAATCAATGGGGATTAAATCTCCGAACTTAGTATTACCTACCTTGCCATAAGTCTCGCACTCCAATATATAAATGCCATCCGTTATCTTATCTATAACCCTATAATTTAAGTCATCAAGACTGAATCTGCTTCCTATGTTTATCTCAATAGATTCGGGTGTAAAAACACCTCTTAATGCCGTGGGCTTTGCCACATACGGTGACAATCCACGCTCCTTTGCTCTTCTTATGAGATATTCACGTCTTGCAGTATCCGCAAAGGTTTCACTTAATATATTATCAAGTTCTATGTACATAAGCTGTAATTCCGCCGCACAGGGTGCTAATGCATCATATATTATAGACCCCTCTCTTTTATCCACATTTTGAGGTACTTTATCCAACATTCTGTCAAGTAACGTTTCAAAAGTCATATGCTCATACATTAAAAATTCACCTCCTTTTCGCTCTCAAAATCTCCGAAAATAGAATTGACTGTAAATTTTACGTTTAAAATGTTCTTTTTCCTAACCTCAAACACAAAGTCATTTACATCTATTATTCTTTCATCTTGCTCTAATGCCTCTTTTATTACCCTTTTAAGCTCACTTTTCACAAAGTCTATGGGCTCTCCGAACAAATCATAAAGCTCGACCCCATAGTCCCAGCTGTATATAATATATTCAAACCTCTCCGTGTTCAAAATCAGATAAACGGCTTGTTTTATAGCTTCAATCCCATCTATATAGCCCGTTATCCTGTCACCGCATATAGCATAGGTGTTACTCGTTTCTATTTCCTCTTCAAAATCACTGTCAAAATCATCAATATCATTTATAGGCAACATCACTTCACCAATCTATCCAAAATCAAATATTGTTTACCTCCCTGCATTTTTATTAAAATAACCTCATCACCTCTTTTTAACGCATTATGCACCTTAAATTCTTTTTTGCCCTTGTAATCATGATTATGACTTTCATATGCAGAATCTCCGGCTCCTCCGCCCTTGTTTTCGGTCTTATGATCAACCGTCATTTTAATCTTAAAATCCGTTAAGGATAAAGGCACAATAAGCTCGTTTTTGGTTAACACAAGTCTTTTTTCTATTTCCACCTTTAACGGCTTATCACTTAAAACCTTGCCAAATAATAGATTCATAGGCTCACTATTCATTACCGCTTGTGTTGCCGCCGTCTTTATGCTGTTTAATAAGTCAGTTGCATCATGCAATAAAATCACCACCTATCAATTCCAAATCCACCAAGTGCTCACCGTCTTTAAAAGCGTGCTTGCACTTTTCAATAATCATATAATTAGACACTTTCATATCGCCTAAATCAAGCACAACGGGTAAAATATTTCCTGCTCTCACCCCTGCATCCAAAAAAGCACCTTTCACCTGTAGACGCCTTGTTTTGCGATTATAAAGATTCAGCAAAGTTTCAGCCTTTATTCTTGCATTTTCACCATGTTTAAATTTATCGGTATATTGTAAAACGCCCCATTTGCCGACACTTGCCGCATTATGCACCTCAACTGTCGGTCTGCCCGATTTTTTATTATCGTCATTTACAAGCTGTATTTTGTTATAGGTTTTTTCATCAATGGTCGACGTATAATCAAAATCCACGACAACCTCTTTATCTATCAACTCCTTTATTTTCATTTTTGACATATCTTTAAGGGTGATTTTACCGAAATCATCATACATCACATACATTTTACCCGTGTTTAATAACGTGTCCTCAAGAGATTCCAAAATCACATCAAACAATGTCTTGTTATCGGAAATTATAGATGCAATTTTAAACCTTGTATCATCTATAGTGCCCGTTCTTAAATTAAACTTTTTAGCTAAAATCTTAATCAGCTCAGCAGCACTCTTATTGTTATAAATAAAAGTATCCTTATTTTTTAAGTACCTTAACTGATCATAAGCCGTTACATCTATAAGCCCGTTTTTATTTCTCTTTTTTGTAAATATAAAACCGAAAAAAATACCCTTGTTTTTAACAATCGCCCTTACAGGATCCCCCTCACTGAATCTTAAATTATCAGTTTTTATTACAGTAAAGTTTAAAATGCCCGGAGATCCTTTTCTGTTAGTTTGATAACTTGCATTAACCGTGGGTACATAATAATCTTTTTTCATATGATGTATAATTATCTGCATATCTACTCCTTAAGCGGTGGAATAATAATTGTTTGTCCCGCAAATATTTTAGGATTCCCTGAATTTAAGTTTTTCCATTTCTTTCCGTCCCCATAATACCTCTTAGCTATACCCCATAAGGTATCACCCCTTTTTACCTTATACTTTTTCGGCTTGCTCGTAGGCTTTGGGGTTTTATTAGCCTGCCTTTTATTCTTTGCTCTAATTTTGTTTTTCTTGATTTTACAAGTCTTAACTCCCGCTTTTACATATTGCTTAAGCTTAATTAAAACCTCAACATCCGAGCCGTTTTTCGCATCCTCCATTATTTTATATTCCTCTAAAGATACTTTTATATTGGTATCAAAAGAATCCATGCTCTTTCGTGTTACGATAAATTGAAAAGGGTGCTTTTTTGTTTTTATTCTCTCTAATTTCTCAAGATAAAACGACGGAGGTTTAAAGTCTGTTTTATACACCGCAAAAGGATACTTAAAATTGGGTAAAAGTGCTTTAAATTCAATCTCCGAAAGCCCCGGCATTTTCAAAACACTTACTTGCCTACTACTTATTAAATTAAACGTCTTATTCTGATTTTTAACCGTAACGGTTAAATTCCCCGGGGCTATCGGTAATAAAGTATTACCTAAATAAAATTTATACATTATGAATACACTCCAAGTGCAGCGTTTTCCATAGCGGTGTTTAATTTTTCATTAAGCTCATCTACTATACCGTCTATATCCATACTGCTGTTTATATTGTTATTATTTGTCATATCAATTTTAATTTCAGCGGTTGTAAATCTGTTTATAGCTTCTCTTTGAGCTATATCACGCAGGTATTTTAAATCCTCGCTTGATACGGAAAGCGAATCGGCGGCTCTTCCCGTGTTATTTGCAATATTCTCAAGATTACTGCTGTCTGCAATCTCTTCGGGTGTCTTCCCTGTAGATGTATAATTGCCCGTCTTATAACCGCTGCCGTCAAATATATTTGATTTACCAAGTCCACCCTTAGGATTCATTATCCCGTCAACTGCCCCCGATATTTTATTGAACAAACCGTCACCGAAAGCAGCTCCCTTATCAAAGGCATTTTTTGCCCAGCCGTCTTTGAATGTATCATGCGTTGACATTCCTTTATTAAATGCAGCACCGACATCCTTATATTCTCTCTTATTCCCCGCAGCCTTGGACGCCTTTTGTGCATAATCATTGGCAGCATTACTTATTCCGCTATAATCAAACTCAACAAACGGAAGCTTATTAAGTGCCTCCGCTATGCCCGCAATGACAGAAAGTGCAGTTGATAATAAATTATAAAACCAAGACTGAACACTACATATCGCATTATGAAAAGCTGTCATCATATTAGAGCATAAAGCATTTAACGCATTCCAAATTCCAAGAGCTATATTGGCAACTGTGAGCCCCAAATTCACAAAAAACTGAATAACAACATTAAGTCCGCCTGTTATAACTCCAAGTCCTGAATCTGCAATACCCGTCATCTTTGCAATAGCACTCGCCACCGCAATAATTGCGGCTATTATAGCTATGATGATTAACAAAATCCAAGTTATCGGACAGGCAAGCAATGCCGCATTAAGTCCATACTGTGAAGCTGTTGCAGCAAATGTCGCAACACTCCATGCGGATGTAATAGCTGTGTAAATACCTTGTGCCACCGCCATTACAAACATTATCCCCTTACCGATTAAAAGTGCCGTGGCATAAATTCCCATTGCGGCAGCCGCTCCAAGTATAATAGGCTCTATAATAGCCCAGTTATCGGCTATGAAATTGGCGGCATTTACCGCAAGATCCATTATTGTAACTATCATATTTGCAAGTACACTCAGTGCATTAACCGCATTTGTTGCGAATACCTGAAACTTTTCAGTATTAGCAAGCTCACTGATTCTTGCAAGTACGGGCTGTAGTGCCCTTGTTGCCGCATTACCCATCATCGTCCAAACTTGAGCCCAAGTGAGCGGCATTTTTTTAAATTCAGCGTTTATACTGTCGGCACTTGCAAAAATGGCATTTTTTACAACATCCGCCGACAATTTCCCCTGCTGTGCAAGTTCTCTTATCGAACCTATTGGAACATCCATATAATCGGCTATAGATTGTATCAGGTTAGGTGCCTGCTCAAATATTGAATTCAATTCATCACCTCGAAGAACGCCCGAACCTAACGCCTGCGATAACTGAAGCATAGCATTTGACGCCTCTTGAGTTCCCGCACCTGCAAGGACCATTTGTTTTTGGATAAGATTTGCAAAGTCTACAACCTCTTTTTGGCTCCCAAAGGCATCCCTTGCATTATTACCGAATCTTGATACAATATCAGCCATATCGTAAAACGAACCCCTTGCATTTTGTGCCGATTCATAAATCATATCAACAATTTCATTACTTTTAACCGCAGAGCCGTTAACCTTGTTAAACGAATCATTCATCATGTTAACTCTTGCCGTGATTGTAGTGATTTTATCCGACATTTCAACCAATTTGGTAACGCCTATATACGCACCCGCAAGGCTTAAGGCTTTGGTAACAAGTCCCGCCATAGCAGATTGTCCCTGATTGACCGCATTATTGAAATGTTGCTGATGTTCTTCATTATTTTCAATGTTATTACCAAGATTAGTAACCTCTTGTGATGCTGCATTTATAGCCTGCCTTGCTTCCTCAATTCTTGCAATATTAAGTCCGCTATCCATTGAATTATCAACGTTTTCATACGCCGAGCACATATTATCAAGTGCACTTATTATGTTATTTATAGGTACCGACACCCTGTCGTATAGGTTAATACTTGTTGCGATACTTGCCATTTAATCACTTCGCTTTTCTTTTTAATCTTTCAGCTTCCTCATATTCGGCATCTATTCTTACTTTAGTCGATGCTATGACAAAAGCCTTTTCATTTTCTTCCATTTCCATAAAAACCGAAGGTAATATATGAAGCTTTTGCAACAAAAAATGTGCATAATTGGCTTCGGCATCGCCTCCGGTTATCAGTTTTTTGCTTCTTCAACCTTGTCTTCAAAAGTAGTATCAAACCCGTTAAATTCCTGAATAAAGGTTGCAAAGTCCTGATATTCTCCGGGATTGTCAACCATTTCTTTAAGCAGGTCATCAGGCTTCATAACCCCATAAGAATCCTGAAGCTCCTTATCATTTAAGTTGGGACTTACAACACAGGCACAAATCATCCTGCCTATATACTTTGACGTATTCAGCTTCTGTCTGTATACATTGTTCTTACCGTTTATCGGAACATCAATCATACATTCGTCCCTTATTACGTCATTTTCTTTCGTCGTAATAGGCTTTATTACCCACGGCAACGCATTTCCGTTCTCATCAACTAATGATTTTGTAGCCACATAGGTTGTGTTAGCTTTTTTAATCTTATTCTCTTTCATAAATCTACTAAAATTTGACATTTATAATTCCCCCTTTTTTATAACATACCGTCAAGTAACTTAAATTTCTCAGGCATCTTAAAGTCTTCAAATGTAAACTCCATTTCTTCATCAAGATACTCGCTGTCCGCATCGAATTTAGCAAGGACACCACCGTTAATATTACAATCAACAAGCACAATAGTCTGTCTTCCCACAGCCGTTGTAGGATCTTCATTTGTTATCTGAATCTCAAAATACAAATCCTTGCCCGTGTTTTTAAACTCAAGCATTAATTCCCTGAAAATACTCGTGTTATAATGAAATGTCGCCGATCCTGTTCCTTTCCACCCTACAGACTTGTTGCCCTTTCCGGTCTGCCCGAGAATTGGTACCTCGGTTTTTATTTTTTCAAACTTGGCTTCAAGCTTAATAGCCTGCATAACGTTATATCTGTTAGACCCGATAGTCACAAAGCATTCCGCAAGCTTGGCACATACAGTGTCCCTGCCTTTCATAGTGATATTGTTTCCCATTCTTTTACCCCCTTTAAGATATTCTTACAATCATATAAAGCTGTGCCATAGTTCCCGCAGGAATGACGCTTAAGAAAATAAGAACTGATTTTTTAGTATCACCTTTTTCGATTGTCACATCTTCATCTTTAAAATCTTCAATAGCTCCTATTTTTTGTAACTTTTCATGATGATTGACAATATCCGTCCACAGGCTTATTCGCCCTGCTTGATTGTTTAATATTTCTAAATATTTTTTATTAAAAATAACAGCTATATCGTTAGCTATCTGGTCAATAACTCTAATAGTTTGATTATCCTGAAAGTCTTCCCTCTTTTCTTCTGTCAATGTCACTAAACTGTTAATATCTTCAAGAACTCTAATATCACTGCCAACCTTATGTAAGGTAAACTCCCCTTGTTTCACCGCTTGTGTAAGCTGTGCTTGAGTATAATCAGCCCTTACTTCAAATTCTCCATTGTAGAGCTTATTTAAGCAAGATTTATTTACTTTACAAGCTGCTTCAAGCCCTGTAACCCAATATACAAGAGATGATTCATTCTCAGCATTAACCGGATTTTTAACATTGATTACACCTTCATAATCCGCCTTTTTATTATGAACCACTAATTGAAATTTCGCTCCGACTTCATCACGCATTCTTTTTGTGAAATTCACATATAAGCTTTTTACCGTATCAGTAGTAGTTACTAATCCGATAATATTAAAGGTATAAGCTTCTATTTTATCAAGATAGGCTTGGTGATTTGCAGTTTCTACTTCTGAATTTGTTCCATCTGCAAGTGGAATTCCTGCTATTTCTTGAAGCTGTGCATCTTTTTTCCATATAACATAATCATTATCTTTTAAGCTTGTCATATCAGGAACTGTTTGATTATCCACTAAAATGTTCCCGATTAATGTTTTTACATAAAACAAACTTTGATTATCAACATCTTTTTGAATGATAATTTTTATATCATTTCCTCTAATTCCGCTGTGACGGGCAGTCGCATATATATTTGCCGCTTTATTTCCTGTATTTAGCCTATATGCATACAAAGTATTTAAGTTTAAGAATAAATCCCTAAGTCCTCTTAATTTTTCGTGACCATAGTCATAACCGAACAGCTTCAAAGAGTTCTTTTGAAAATCAGCGTTAGTTACTTCAAATACTTCATTATCCGTTCCCCAATCAAGCTCTAAAGCCATTGTTGCAAATCCTCTATCGGACAATTCCGTTTTTGCCTTTGCTTTTGATATAAAATTAATATAAGCACCGGGAAGCACTTTGTTTTGGACTTGAAATGTTCCTCCACCCCACGCCATTTATACCACCTTTCCTTTCATGAATTTTGCAAGTCTTTCTTTTGCCTGTTCAACAGTTAATTCCTCAGAATCCCTTATCACCACTGCCAAGGCATCTTTTCGATCTGCAAACAGCTTTGATTTTAACAACATATCTTTTGAATATACTGTTTCGCTTATCTTTTCTTCTTTTTTTACCGACATTTTATTTATTCCTCCGTAGTTTTCTGTGACAGATGATATGAAGCCATTTTTTCCTCATTTTCTGCTTGATAAGAAAAATAATTGTAATTTATTTTATAATTAAGTACTCCGTCCACAATTTCACTATTAACATTACTGCCTCTTATAAGAGCAAATGCTGTTTTTAAGTACTCAAGGCACTCATCTAATGTGTTTGATACCTTAATGCACTTTTTATTTTCCTCTTTTTCATCAGGAATAAATTGAATCATAAACAAGTTAGTATGCTTATATCTCTTTCCTAAAAAACAGGTTTTATTACTGATTAAACAGGTAATAAAAAAACAAGGTGTTGTTAATCCTTGTTCAACCTCATCTGTATATATTTTGTATTTATCCCCAAACTCTGTCCTTATACTTTGACAAATACTATCCATAATCTCACTTGCCATTTATCTCCTCCAAATATTGAGATAATCTTTTTCCTAAAAGTTGTGGAGTGATTTTTTTGATTTCTTCCTCTGTTTTAGTCATCATAAACTTACCTTTTACATAGTTGTTTTTTAACCTCTTTCCAATCGCAGACACAAATCTTCCGGCATTCTGTCTGTGACCGTATTCAACATAGGAAGCATATTCTTTTGTATTTTCCACAACGATTTCATAGCCATTTGCCGTTTTTTTAGGAGTCTTTATTATCCAAGCCCTTCGTAATTCTCCTCCTTGATAACCTGCCCATATTTCAAGCATAGCCTTAGAGCTTTTAGAAACAGTATTGTCTTTATTTCTTACAACCTTAATTTCAGGTTTTTTACCCACAGGAGTTAAAAGTACAACTTCACTTAAAAACCTTGCCGCAATCTCTTTTATACAATCTTCCAAAAATCTGTCCTTTCGTTCTTTCAAATGATTCAGTTTACCATAAAACTCTTTCAGTTGTGTAATATCTACGCCCATTTACGCATACTCCTTTGCTGTCATAAGCATTATTTCCTGATGGGTAGGATAAACGGCAGCCTCTCCGCTATGTTTATACTCTGTGATGTTTGCTCCATTTTTTATGACTACTTTGCTTCCCGGTTCTATTTTAACATCAGGACTGATAAACAATTTAACAATCTGTGTGACCAAAGATGTATTTTGCCCTTGACTATTTGCTGCTATTGTTTTAAATGACAGCTTACAGGAAAGATCCTTATAGGCTACAAACTCTTCAAATGCATTTGCTCCATTTGTTTTTATGATTTCCCTATTATTAACAATATCACAAGTGCAGTCATAGGTTGATTCTATCTTATCACGAGCCGTTTTTATTTGATTTGTTGAAAGCATATTACCTCCCTGACGGCAACTTCATTTTTTTGAAATGATTCAGCCTATCATTAAATCCTAATTCTTCCCATTCTTGTTTTATGTCCGCATAAGTAATACTTGTATCTCCAACTGTTATACTTTTTACAGTGTCATTTGATAAAATCCCCTCTTGTTTAAGAGAGGATTCCACCATTTGATATAAAATCGATTCTGCAAGTTTCGGGATATCATCACGGTTACAATATATGAGAATATAATCAATCGCCCTTTTTATATAGCGTGATATATCCTGACTTATTTGATGATTTGCTTTTATTTCATCAGCTATCCGTATCACCAGATTTTGCATTTTTCTTTCCTTTCTTAGATGGCTTCTCAATATCATCCAAACTCTCATCATCTGCATTGTCACTTACGGTATCCGATGTGTCTGCGTTATCACTTGCAGTGTCCAAAATGTCTGCATTTTCATTTATTGTTCCGGAGATTTCTGTATTTTCATATTCTATCATTTCAAATCCATCCTTAACCAACTTAGCCGCTTTTTCTTCACTGTCAACCACCTTTACCACATTATTTCTTCTTAATGTTATCATAATGCCTCCTTTACATTAACAAAGATACAATCCCACTTATTATCAGGAATCCAAATATCATGGAACTTCCTGTAATCCATAGCCCACGAACGCTTTGCCTGATAGGTTTCAGGATCGAAAATCCTTATATTGTCGGTTTTTGAAACAGCAAGCGGAACATTTTTAGGACAAATAATCCAATTAATGTTTTTCGCCGAGCTTGCGGGCTTAAAACCGCCTGATTCCTGATTTGATGTTTTTCCGTCATTGAAAATATACTCCGTCTTCAGCCTTGCCGATCCGACTCTGATAAATGGATGCTCGCCATCTAAAGACCGTACCTTTGTCTTAATATCTCCTTTTTCAAAATCAATAACCGATAAATTTCGATTTAATTCTTTTGACCTGTCAAAAAGCGAAGCAACTTTTGTAGAAATAGTGATAACCAAAGGAATATCTTCACCGACTATATCCTGAATATTTGCTATATCATCATACAGATTTGATAATACATTATCTGCAGTAGGAGTGTAGCCTCCTCTTGCCCTGTTTTTACCTATTGCACCTTTTGCAATTGCAGAATAGCGGTATGCATCAAGTTCCGGTATAACATGGGTACGCTGAAATTCTCCCATAACCATTGAAGCTGTAAGTAAAAATCCGGTTTCATCCGTCTTATGCTCATCAAATGTAAAACGTCTTCCTCTATCCATTGTCATTTTTTTGGTTACATACTTAAAACTTAATGAACCGTCGACAAATCCGTCTTCATAGTCGGCAAGACCGTCTGTTGATAAAATCGGTATTTTAACCTCCGAGCCTCCGTTATATTTTATTTTATCCGCATTAGGCTCCATCCAACCGCTTGTGGCTACCTGTATTGCCGCTTTATCAAGTTCCTCCTGAAATATGGCAGCTGTTTCAATCGTATTTGGCATTTTTAAAATCCTCCTTTAATGTTACTTGCAATCATATCTCTGATACTGTTTGTATCTGTATCGTGCAACTGTTCCGGGGTTTTACCCTTTAATTTTTCATTGACCGCTTTTTCTAAAGCACTTTCAAACGTTGTTTTTAATTGATTTAAGCTTTGTTTAAAGCTGTCTTCACTGCTATAATCAAGCAAGCTGCTTAATTCACTTGGATAGCCGGATTTACTTAAATCAATAATAGCCTTATCTTTTAAATCACGCCTTATTATTTCAGCTTCCAAGTCTGCAATTTTCTTTTCCTTTTGCTGTTTTTCCAATTTCTCCTTTTCATCAGCACTTAATTTTGAAATCCTTTCCTTCTCCGCATACTCTTTTTCAAATTCCGTTTTAAGCTTCTCCCTAATCTTTTCCCTTTCCGCTTCGGCATCGAATGTTTCAACAGCTTCTTTATTTTGCTGTGTATTTTGAGCCGCTGTGTTTGCATCATCCTTAGTTGCATTTTTCTCCTGCACATCATCTTTAACATCATCATTTACATTATCACCCATTTCATCATTCTCCTTTTAATTTTTTGTATAATAAAAACACCTCAAATGAGGTGTTTAAACTATTGATTATAAATTTTATTCTTATTTGCCCCTATTTGCCTTTTTTAATTCAAAAGGTATATTTATACCATTTAAGTTTCTTAAACGTTTTTAAAGGGGTAGAAACGCTTTTTAAACGGTATTTATAATGCTCTTTATATAAACGGTATCAAGTCCTTGAATTTTTTTAATGTATCATATGCCTTATGCATCATATTGTTGTTTTCAAGATACTCTATTCCGATTGGTGTTACTTGTATGTTACTTATACTCTTTATTGTTTCCACCATACCATTACCGAGTATCGGGACATTTATTGTATCAATACCTTTTATATATTCATTCTCCTGCATAGTTATAAGTATGTATTGTATATAACTTTCATTGATATCTGCCGGATATTCCTTAAGCATTATCATATCTTCTCTTGGCTTTATTCCCTCTTTTACACAGGCATAAAGGTATTTAAGAAGATAATATACGATGGTAAAATAATCATCTTTAGCCATATATGCTCCTTATCTTACATAAATTACCATATCTTTGATATGTGATCTTTCATATCTTTCTCTCTAAGCATTCTATAAACAAGCCATATAGCATGCCTTCCAAAAAAATTATATTCATATTCAATATCAAGGCTGGATGGCTTTATTACCTTTACGTTTTCTTCATCGCTGTAATCAACGATACCTCTTTCCTCATCTTTATATTGATAATACGTATATTGTTTTTTTCCAGGAATTTTATCTAAAAAAACCATTATTTGTTACCTCTTTTCTTTAACCAAGCCTTTAAGGCTTTGCTATAATTATATTTATGTTCAGCTATATTATGAGCTTCCTCATAATATAATCCATCCTCATTCATTAAATCAAACTCCATAGCCTCATGCTTTAATAATACCAAATCATGTCCCTTAATGTCTTTTCCCTCAAAAAGCCTTTGCCATGATTGAGCCATATCGTAATCTTCATCAAATCTACGAACGGTTTCACCCAAGTTATATTTATTAATAAAGATGTGGTTATAAGCCTTTTCCACTTCTTTTTTTGGAAAACCTGAATGTTTTGATATTACATTTATTTCATTTTCCTTATTTCGTTTTCTGATGGATTCATAATACCTCTTTGCATGCAATTCTCTTTTATGTCCGTTCGGATCATTCTTATCATTTAATGCTCCGTTAGCTTTATTATAAAACGATTCCGTGTCTTTTACAAGGTATTTTTCTTCCCATTCCTTTTTGGTCATGTTATCTTGAAACTTTTCTGCATCTTTTATGCTTGACGTAAATTCATCATCAAAATAAGGTACTGTAGTACATTTACAAAACGGATGAATCGGCGGATAATTGATTCCCTCTTTGGCATCTTTTCTATCAAACACTAAATTATTTAACGAACTGCAACTGCAATTAAATCTTAGCTCCGTTCCGCCGACAAACATATATTTTGTAACGTTTAATTCATCATAGGAAAGCAATCTTGCCTGTTCCGCTATATGAGCGGATTCTGTATAAATAAGTCTTCCTGTCACATATCTTCCTTTTTTCATAATAGAATCAAGCTCTGTTATTGAAGATTGTAATGATTGACCGGATATCATTCTCTTTGTTATATTCTTACTTAACTGTTCTGCTAAAAAATCGGTATTGTCCCATATCCTCTTTGAAAATGTTTTGCCGCTCCAATTCTCATTTAGTAGTATTTGAATAACATTATCATCTATTTTTGATACAGGAAACACCTTGTTTACAGCTTTCTGTATGTTAAATAATTCGTTGGAGTAATTAACCTTAACTGTATCCGATAAAATATCTATCAAGCCTTCATCTGTTTTATTTGCAAGTTCCCCCATATGTTTATAGATATCCGCTTGCAAAAGTTCTAAGCGATTTATCCTTGCTTTATGGCATAATATATCAAGCTCTTTTATGATAACACTATCTTTCCCTTCCTTTTCTATCGCCTTTATATAGCTTTCAAGATTCATTCTGAAACTGTTAAATTCACTGCCTCTTAAAACTTGTTTTGCACTTGATAGATTGATTTTATTTTCAAGTGCATATTTCTGATACAGTGCCGCTATTTTATCTTCAATCTCTCTTTGTACTTCATCGTAGGCATACATAAGAAGCTTTATGTTTTTATTTGCTATGTTATCATTATTAAAAATTTTTTCTTTGGCAGCTTCTATCCACACATTTTTTTTAGTGATTTTTTTATAATCACTCATTGTTATTCATTCTTTCTTGAATGTTAAGCCTGTCGATAAAATCTTTGGTGTCTTCAAAACGCACAAAATCAGCCTTATCTTCTTCTGCCATTCTTTTAATCTCGCCCTTAATGTCATCAATAAAGGGGAGCAGTTTAAGTCTTGTTTCTTTTGACAGCTCCGTTCCTAACATATTTACGATTTGAGCCGTTTCAAGTAAATTCGTCGGCTTGTTTCGTCTAAATTCAATGTTTATATCCGTATAGTCATACGCTGCTCCTTTGGTATTAAGAATATTATTGATTATCATAATTCTTCGTTGCAACGCTTTCTTAAACTTACGCTCTTTAATTGCACAAAGCTGTTCTAAATGCCACATCTTATAGCCCATTGCAACACCTGATAGATTCCCTCCGAATTTCTCATCCGACATATCAGGAACACCGCTTAGATTATGAATGTCATTCTTAATCCTTGTTTTGTGTGATTCTAAACCCTCGTAGGGCACATCTTTAATGAGCCATGCTATATCTCCGCCGTCATCAAGGATAATTGCCCCGTCTTCTTTCATCTGTCTAATATTTTCAGATGATACATCTCCTAATTTCAATATTTTCAATATAGCCTCATCATTATATTGATAAAGATTGGCGGTATTGCTGTTTGCCTTGTTATAGGCATCAATAAGACTTAATACCTGTTCATAATCACCCAATCTCTCTTCATTATTAATAAATTCTATGAAAGGCACTGTCTTAAAATAATGCTCTTCCTTTTCTGTTACAATCAAGTTGCTGTTATTTAATGTTAAATAAGTAACCGCATCTTCTGTCCAATATTCAGCCTTGATAATGATATTTCCGACTTTATCATATGTTTTTATGATTCTTATACAAGCAACAGGTGAAATGCTTTCCCTTTCATAAAGCATAATAATGTTTTTAGGATTAATCCTGACCAATCTAAGATTGGCTGCCTCATCTAAATAGACCATTTCAAAGATATGACCATAAATAGATGCAGCTTTTGCAAGCTCTATATTTTCGTCCTGTTCGTCGTTGTAATCAAAAACCTCCTGTAACTTATTAACAAAGAGCTGATTATCTGAAGAATATACAATGGGTTTTCCTAAAAAATATCCGGTACTTGTATCGGTTATATATTTTGCCATATTTGATATTAATTTATTATTTGGTGCTGTTACATCTTTCTTTTCATATCTTACGATACTATGTTCCCCGATATAATAATTTTTTAACTTGTCATACTTATTCTTTGAGGCTTTATCTATAAGCTTTTTTATATCATCATTACTCAAATTTAAAGCCGATTCTTTATCCATATACAATATCATATCCTATAACCCCAAATCTTCTTTTCTAAATATCTTAAATTTCTTGCTTTTCTTAGCTAATGAAACAGCACCCTGCAATGCATCAGGGGCATCATCGTGTGCACCCATAGGGAAATATTTAAGCTGTTCCAATAGTTTCTTATGCCTTTTATTAAACTTGATATATTTATTTTTAATATCCGGCTGTAATGTCTGTATTCTCATTGTCTTATCCGTATTTTGATTGATTTCCCTAATTGGTAAATACAATCCGATTTTCGCTGAAGCTTTTGCAAGCTGCTCTTTTAGAAACCATTGAAATTGGTTTGTTTCCGCTCCCAATTCCTTATATCCTCTGCCAAATGTTTTTCTAAGCCATATTTCTTTGTTAAGCGTATCTGATATGATTCTGTCAGGATGCCTTCTTTCTACATCTGCATCAAGCACATACATATATCCGGTTCCTGAATGTTTCGCCAATGTAATAATTGCCGAAAAATCCGACTTCTTGGATTTACCTAAAGATGGATCCACAAAGCCATAAAATGAAAATGCTGAATCCTTAAAAATAATCTCAGCTTCATTATAAAAATCAAACCACTCCTCATCAAACAGGCAATCATCAGGATTGATAGGCTCATTTTGCAACTCCGAATTAAAAGCCGCATCGCCGTCAGATAGCCTAATTATCATCAAGTCATAATAAGAGTTCTTTTCTTCCCATAAAACTTCCGTACCTTCAAGCATTTCCGCTTTATTTAAATCAAAAAAAGCCATTGCATCGGCTTCATGATTTTCATTATCTAACTCTGTATAAATTTGCTCCCATTTATCCCACAAAGGACTATTTGAAAAACTCAGTACCGCCTTATATATCTTTGCCTTATAGGTAGGATTTTTAAGAACTTTCATAAGCAGGGAATCATAATGCAAGACAGTACCGATATAGACAATATCCGTGTAGTAGTCACCTGCTTTTGACACCGCCTTATAAAACCAGTTTTCAAGTTTTTTTCTTTGTTCCGGAGTTCTTACATTTTCATCATTTTCGACATCATCAAGGATAATTAAATCCGGACGATAGTTTCGATGTTTCCTACCTCTGATTTTCTTACCCGACCCGATCGCCTCAACCTTAACCCCTGTTTTAGTTAGTAAAACATTATTTCGCCAAACACTCCCTGATAATTCTCCAAAATCTTCAAGTATATAGCTGTTTTCTTCCAACTCACTTTTGATATTATCAAGGAAACTCTCCGCCTGATCAGAACTGTCGGAAATAATAATAGGGTAGTGCTTATATTCATATAATACCGCGTGGATAGTCCCTTTAAATGTTAAGGTCGTACTTTTAGCGTGTCCTCTCGGTGCGGCAACGGAATGCTTTGTTCCGTTCATTGTTGCTATTTTCTTTTTATTCTTGATAACGTCAAAGTTTTTAGTCACTCCCGCCTGCCATATGCTGTCAAGCTCTTTGTGGAAAATTGGAGCGGGTTTTGAAAAGTAATGAGGAAAATAAGCTCTACCAAAAAACTCCATATCCAAAGCCCCAAGTAGATACCTTATTCCTTTTTTTCCGGTAAGAGAATGTCCTGATAGGTACAGTTCTTTTATTTTTTCTTTTCCGTCACCTTTAGTATAATCTTCTATTAAATTTTTAAGATATTTAATGTAGTCGGAATCTACTATGTTATCATCTTCCTCAACTGTCATAGCTATTAGAAGCTCATTGACACTTTTTTGCTTTGTTTTTATCATTTAAAACTCCTTTAATAGCCAATTTACTGTATTTTAAAAAAAGCCTTAAAGGATAAATGCCATAGCTTCGCCATAGCCTAATTGTTTCCCTTAAGCTTAATTTTTTTCTTTATAACCGCCTGAAATAAAACCGGGACGAATCAACCGTTTTTATTCTTCCGCTTTTTTAATATAGTATGCTATCTCTGCAGATAACTTTATCTTTTTTACTTCACCGCACAAAGTAATTTCAAACTCCGCCTTTTTACTGTGTTTATTTATTTTTTTAAGTCTATTTCTTAAAACTCCGGCAGCTCCGGTGATATCAATAATATCTCCTTTGTTATCAAGTACAATTTTAGCCGGTCCAATTGCTGAACCTTCGTTTGCCAACACCTTAATCCATTCTATTTCCACAGGAGATAAGGTATCAGGTCTTAATGCCTCTCCCAAGAACCTAATAACACCTGAAATTTCTTTAATCCTGTAATAGTTCTTAGAATTATAATCAATATCTAAAAAAATATATCCGGGAAAAAGAACATATTCCTTTTGACTATATATCCCTTTTGACCTTATCAGCCTGTTTTCTCTCGGAACATAAGCCTTATAATTATTTGTTTCAAGCTGTTCTTTAACTTGCATTTCTTTTCCGGAAAACACCTGAATCACACACCACATGACTTTTCTTCCTTTTTCTTATTCAAAAACTCATTAACCTGTCTGTATAAGTCGGGACGTTCTTTTGCCATAGCATTAAATACAAGTGTTCTTACCGCATCAAGTCCCTTATCCATATCATCCTGATTCTGTACTTCAATACGTTTCTTATATGCTGCAGCTCTAATCAATGCCGTTGACTCACGCATCATTTTATCAACGCTTACATCTTTCCAATCATCTTCTGAAGTGTTGGCTAAAGCATTAAAAACATTCTGACTGGTGAGTCTTATAATCGCCTCCGTTGTGTCAAGCTCCGGATACTTTTGCATTTCCTCCATCATCTTTCTAAAGTTCTCCTGAGCGATATTAAGCATTTCCACATTTGCACAGTACCTTTGAGCATATCTGCACACAGAAGCCATAGATATTCCCACGCCTTTACTTTGAAGAAATGCTACAACATCGGAATATTTTATATTACTTAAAAGCATTTGCTCTACAGTATCTTTAAGTTCACTTGGCAGCTCATCTATAATGCTGTGTTTTCTATTTGCCATAACTTATCTCTCCACTAAGTCATCATCGATAACACCTTTAAGCAGTCTTAAACCTTTTCCCGACAACTTGCCTTCTAATGTATCATAGTCAAAATCAGAGATAGAACGTGCTTGTCTTGTTTCAATATCTCTTAACTTGACATAGCCTTCTTCTTCCAAAAAGTTCATGTTGGCTATAAATTGTCCGGTTGAAACCCCTTCTCCTTTTAACGCTCCCAATATGGAGCTTAGCTTCTTGTATCTATGCTCCAAGATATTTAACGCCCTCATGATAGCTCCGTTAATGCTTGCAAACTCGCTTTCTATCATCTTTTTTTCCAATTTATCCATAATTTTTCTCCATCAATCTATCAATAATTTTATCTAATTTCTTATCCAACTTTGTATTTTCACGCAGAAAATCATCTTTTGCAATATAGTTTTCCTTAATCTGTTTAATCTCTATTCTGCATTCATCAAAAGCCTTATCATGAACGGATTGCGGTGTATAATTCGCTTTTATTTCCCGAATATCCTTTTTAATCTCTGCCATATCCTCCGAATATTCGCTCTTGCTGACCACGTTTTCACGCAAATCTATGATTGCCTTTTCCAATTTATCTATCTTATTAAACAGTGCGATTTTAATTAAATATGTTACTGCACTTGTTACAAATCCCAATATCATTAACACCAACCACCAAGTATCTTTCCCGAACTCCATACAGGCATTCCCCTTTCCAATTTTCTATATTAACTATAATAAAAATAAACAAAATAATACATTCAAGAAATTGAAAAAATTACTTGAATGTATCATAAACCAATATCAAATATGGAAAGCTGTATCCCCGAAATATCATCTGTTTTTTTATCTCGGATTACCTCTACTTTAACATCTTTTTTCTCATTGCTATTATTAGAATTTTTGTATTTTATAATCTTATTATTTATCGTCTTATTCGGTTTTACAATTTCTCTTATCCAACTCTCAGTCAAATTATATTTATTAGCCAATTCTTTTATATTTCCGCCATTAAATTCTTCTCTGATTAAAGTATCCCTGTCCTTTTTTGTAAGCCTATCTACTGTAGGAATATAAACAGAAGCTCCATTGTACCTATCTACAAGTTTTTTATAATTATCCAAGCCTATGATTTCAGCCATCTCAAGATAATCCTCTTTTAAGTCTTGTAATTCTATATTATCAAGCAGGTTAATAATCATCACCTCCTGTGATAAGCTTTTTTCTTTGCACTTTCTATATAGCTCTTTAGCACTTCAATTAATTTGTTTGCAGAATCTCTATCAATCCAAACAAAGGGCTTTTTGGAGATTGAATCGATTTTTAATTCTTTTTTGATAATCCCGCAAAGTCTATTTCCAACTTTTGCAGTGCTTGGTGAATATTCATTTAAAAGATACATCAATCTCCAAATCTTCCTTTGCTGCCCTTGTGTAATCATTCCCGGAACTTCATAATATGGTTTTGAATTTTTGTTACTGTCAGACAATCTTCTAATTATCTTATCAGCCTGAACAACTGACAAATCATGCAGATGTTCCACACCACAGGCACTATACAAATCGTCCTTTTTCATATTCAATTTTCTTGCCAATGTCCACAACACCTTGATCTGTTCCTTCGTTATCTCGGCTGCCATTTTTTATTCCTCCTCGAATGTTACCTTTATACCCTCTTCAACAATAACCGCTATCTTTATATTATCAATTGCCTCTTTAATATTCGTATTTTCACAAGCTTCTAAAATGCTTTTAAACTTATTATATGCGATCACTTCTTTTGCAAAGTACGCAAGCTCACTTGCCCTGATTTCATCTATTCCGGCGACCTTTTGAATTAAATCTTTATCTTTTTTGTAATCTCCCTTTAATTTCTTCTTCAAAACATCCTGAACGCTTAAATCATCACTGATTGCATTAAGCACTTCATCAAGATTAGTTTCAATATAATCCCCTTGGAAAATGGGAGTTAACAATTTCTTTGCCTGTGAACTTAAATCATAACTTTGCTTTTCTATTATCAGGTCGGGGTATAAATTTCCGAAAATTTTTTTAAGAGTTTCATTTGAAACAATCTTAATTGTTTCATTCATACCGATTGTTACCTTTGCATTATTATCCCCCCAATAGCTTATTGTTTTAAACTTTGTATTTTTAAGTTCCTCTGAAGCTGTTGTTTCAAAATATCCTTTTAATTCCGCAATCTCATTTTTTATTTCTTTTTCCTGTCTAACCAACTCTTGATACCTATTTACTTTTTGAGCTATTTCATTCATTTTCAAACCTCCTTATTACCTCATTTGCACATTTTTTACAGATACGGTATTTATTTACCTCTGTTACATCATCAACCGATCCGCACATCATACATACAGGAACACTTTGCTTTAGCAGTATTCCATCTTCCCTAACTTCTAAATCAAGCGGTGTCTTATAATAAATACCGACTTCGTGCCTAAGCTGTGACGGGATAGTAATACCGCCGCTTTTATTAACCAATTTCTTATAAGCCATACTTATTCCTCCTATAAAATATCCTCACTCTGCATTTTTACAGGCTTGTGACTGTCATCGGCTGCATTAAGGATAAGGGCAGCTCCCCTTATTCCTTTATAAGTTCTATATTGTTATTATTGTGAATAAACGCTCGTTTCATATAATTAAAACTGCTCCAATAAAATCCGTAATATTCATATGTCTTTTTTTGCATTTCACTTATTTTTATTTTTGGGAAACCTTTCAAATCTCTTTTAGTAAACGCTCTTTTAGTGTGTTTTGGTAAAAATCTTCTGCTTATTTCACACTCTTTAAGCCAATCTTCTTTAAATCCCCCATTTATATACACCATTATGCCTAACTTATATAGTCCCACTCGTTCAAGTTTTAGTGATACCTTGTATCCATCTATATTTAATCTAACTGTCTTAAACTCGCCTTTTAACTCTTCTTCAACATATTTCCAATCTTTTTTTGTCATTCTTTCCTCCTATCCGCCAAATAAACCAACATAGCCATAGTAGCGATAACAGCCATAATACATTCTCCGCCATAAGCATGATAACCTCTCTTTTCATAGGCTATCTTAGACAGGAACGAATAAACAAGATATCCTGTCCCTACAGATGCCATAACTTTTAACAGCCTATCAAAGAGCCATTGAAAAGCTTTTAATCCCTTATAAAACATCTATACTCCCCCCCTTAACTCATAATCCCGACTCCTATGCTGATTGCCGATGCAAGCAAACCTTTATAACTGATATTTGTATTATTTACAGCCTTGTTATATGTATTCACTGCACCTCTTATTCCATGCTTTGTCCGGCTGACTCTATACAATAAATCCAATTCTTTTTTACACTCTTTCTTATCCAAGCTTGAAAAAATTAATTCTATATCTGCCATGCTTATATTGTCCGTTCTCACAGGCTCTCTATGGATAATACGACTAAATTGCTGTGCAAATTCGGCTTCTCGTTTTCCTATCATTCTGTCATAGATAATTTCATTACCGATAAACACGATTCCAAGTTTTCCCTCTTCTTGTTCCCTTAACAATCTTAATTCCTCTATGGCTGAATATTTTAAAAACTGTGCTTCATCAATAATAATGATTTTATTTGATGTCTTTAGTTTTTCTCTAATTGACATTAACAATTTCATTTTATTGGTACTTACCGGAACTTTTAATTCTGCTGCTAACGATGCCATAATATTTGATAATGTTCCTGTGATTGGAGTTGCTATAATATAAATGGAATTTGTCGGGTTTTCATCTATATATTTCTTAGCTCCTCTTGTTTTTCCAACTCCGGAATCCCCATAAACTAATCCGATATTCTTTTCCAAATGGCAGTATCTTATAATTCCATACACCGTTTCACTTGTTGAAATAGGAATGTAATCATCAGTAATTTTAGGCAACTTGGAATGTTCTTTTTCATCATCAGAAAGCTTGAAGAACTCTAATATCTTACTTTCAATTTCCTCAATGTTTCCATTGTCATACTTACTGTTTCTCCATTGACTCAATGCGGTTTGACTAATTCCAATTATTCCCGCCAATTTGGATTGACTGATACCCGTTTCGCTAATGTAAGCATTAATCTTTTCCTGCAAAACATTATTATAGTTCTTCATCATTATCCTCCATTCTTTTACTTGCACTCATAATCATTCGATTAATGTTTATTTCAACATCACAACCTGCTGCCTGCTTATATAATGCCTCTTCTTCTGCTCGTACCAGCTCAATAACCTTCGGATCTGAATGAACAGCCGGATTGTTTTTATTTTCCATCGCCTCTGCAAGCACAAGCTCTCTTGCCGTCTTATAGCCCAATGCTTTAATTGCAGCCACGTTTTCCCTAACCTTTTTCTTTTCAATCCTTATTTTCCTTTGAGCCTCTTTGATTTCTTCCTTTCCGGCTCCATATTTTAGAACGGTATCATCTGCACAAGGAACGCTCATAATAAATTTATCTTCTAAATCATAGATTCTAACTTCGCTTAAATCATTCGGATCATATCTGCAATACACCTGTTTTCCGAACATAGCCTCTTTTAATTCACTGCTTACATAGTCAATCTTTTCACCGTTGATTGTTATATGAATACCACGTCTTCCAACCTTTTGAGCCCTCGTACTTCTCATTAACATCAAATTTAATTCATCTTTTGACGCTCTGCGAACAGACTTGCAATATTCATAATAAACATCAATTTTTCTTTTTCCCCTATCTTTTTTTACATTCCCTCCGTATTCCATATAGTTAAAAGAGTTTTCTATCAGTTCATTTATTTCATTTTTAAATTGTTCATCAAGAATCACATCTTTATTCTTAATCCTATCTTTAAGAACTTCCGGACGTTCCATAATGTTTCCGCCTGTAAATGTTCCGAATAATCTTGAAATATAATCCTTAAAATCTCTAAATGCTCTCTCTATCGTTTTTGCTCTCGCATTTTTAACAATAGCATTGGTCATTTGAATGTCTAATCTCTTAAGCACCGGAGGCGGATCATATCTATCCTGATTATTTTTAAGCTTTTTCTTTCTATGTCCAAGTCCGCCAAAGTCGAAAGTTAAGAATTCTCGTCCATTATCCACATAAATATTCTTAGGAATGGCATTCATTCTTAAAATACCATCACGCAATGCATAAAGTGAAGATTGTGAAGATGGATTTAATCCTATATGCCAACCTACCATAATTCCGCTCCTTGCATCCATCCATGCAGATAAATGCAATCTATGTATCTGTCCGTCAGAACCCATACTTTGAACATCGATTGTGTGTGTATCACCAATCCAATAATCATTAGACTGCATATCTTCATACTCACGTCTGACATAAAGTCCTGCTATATCATCATATGCCTTTGAGCCGTATCTTCCATATAATTTTTCCCCTTCAGGAACATCACTAATATAATGTCTTCTAAATGTACTCTCTGAGGGTATCAATAAATACTGTTCCGGATTGGTTATTTTGATAGACTGTTTCATATATTGATAACATCTTGCTAATGGAGGTAAAGAAGTATCCAACGCATAGTATAAAAAGGTTTGAAACATTTCCTTTGTAATTTTACTTGTTCCTTTTCGATGTTTTCCCCTCTTATCCACCAAGCCGTCATAATCATTTACCTTATAAGCGGCATATCTTTTATATAAGCCTGCAATAGTTGTTTTAATTCCGTAACTGACTTCTATATAAGATACAAACTTCTCATCTGCCAAAGAGGACTTTTTATAATATTGTTCCTGATTTCTGAACTCTTGCCATTCTTTTAAGATATCCTGCCACAGTGCTATTTCTTCTCGCTCCTCATCCGTATAATTATCAAGCGACTTAATTTCTCTATCCTGTATTGAATTAGGGTCGGCAAGTATCTGCTCTTTTTTAATCTTTCGGTAATACTTTGCCTGTTCCTTTTCAGATAGAGCGGAAACAGGAATTAAATACTCGGTTTTATGACTTTTGCCGATGTATTCTATTACTTCAAGCCTTTTTCTTGTAATCAAATCACGCACATTTCTTAAAGTGCAATTTTTAATTTCAGCTACTTCTTTTACCGTTAATGAATCCGATGTTCTCACCACCTTCTTAACCTGTCATCATCAGCTATGGTAGGTTAATTCCATAGGACAGCCTTTTAGGCTGTTTCGACTATTATTTTTCACCTAAGTATGTTAATATCATAAGCGGAGGTGATATTATTATGTATAGAAAAAAATTTGAAATCCATATAGTAAACATAAGTGCCTTGGTTTATGAAAAATGTTTCCAAGATAATGATTTTTTAAGTTTTTTCGACAAGACACTTGATATACCTTTTGACCAATTAGATACCTTACGTGGCATTAAGGAAGCATCCATTAATGATTTATTTCTTAAATTGGTTACATACAAGGATATAGAGGAAGCTATTGAACTAATTAACCAATGTTCCAACGAAGATAAATATTTCATCAAAGAACGAATGGACATAGCAAACTGTTTTAAGCAGGAATTACAACATCCTATTCTTTCTTGTTATGTGCATCAAATATGCCTTAAATTTTTTTCTTATGTTTTAACTTTATTTTATAGTTTTAAAATTTATTGTTACAAGGAAAAACTTAGCTTTTCCGATGCAATATATGATTTGGTACACGATTATTATTTTTCCGCTCAAAATAACTAAATACTACTTCACTTGCCGGATGAGTTAAACCTATTTGAGCTAAGACTTTTTCCGGGTCATCTTTGGCTTTTGAGATTATTTTTTCTCTAATAGTAATAGGTTTAACTCTTCCATTAATTAAATCCTCATAATGAGCTTTCAAATTTAAGTGTTCTCTTTTCTCCAGTTCTTTTAAAAGTTCTAAGGTTGAAAACTGTTCTAAACAATTAATATTTCCTATTTTTTCCATAATCATTGCCTTTCTTATATTTTAAATCCGAACCTGTCATCATCAGCTATGGTAGGTTAATTCCATAGGACAGCCTTTCAGGCTGTTTCGACTATTATTTGTGTTTAATCATAACTCTTGTTATAATCTCCTTATCAGTACGGCAATACTGAAATATTATGAAAGGAGATTAATTATGACTATTGAGACAATCCTCAAAAAAGCATATGATGCCTATTCCGATGATAAAGACTGTAGAATCTCTTATGATGATAAGCTCACTGATAATAATCACATCGACCGTTTAATAGATGACGGGCTTATTGATGTAAAAATGAGAACAATCGGATATTCTATCATTGTTTTAACCTCAAGCGGCGTAAAACACTGCGAACAACTCTTCTGATGTCGCACCTTGCAGAAATAAGGACAGCCTCTATATAGTCCTTTTTGGTTTTAAACTGGTTCTTGTATCCGAAATCTATGATGTGAGGGCTGCCTTTATCATCAACCACGGATACATGAACCACTTCTACTCCATTTAGCTTGTTCCTGAATCCGATAAAATACTCCCTACCTTCCACACAAAGCGTAAATGACTTAATACTGTAATCTGTTATCATCTATTCCTCCTTTAAATCTTCCTCTTTCACAAAAACACCGTTTATCATCTTGCCTTTTCTGTCTTTTATTTCTTGATAAGCCATATAGATACACGTTTCAACATCAAGTCCAAGCTGCATTGAAAGAATTGTCAGCACCACATATATGTCGCCTATACTGTCTATGATTTGCTCCTGTCTTCCTTTATTTATTCCGTTTGCCAGTTCTCCCAGCTCCTCCAGTAGCTTTCCAATTTGAGCTTTTGGGTCGGCTTTGTCTAACCCTCTGTCTTTTGCCCACTTCTTTATCAGCTCCGTTATATTCATTTCTCCTGTTTCTTCCTCTTTTTCTTCCTCCGGTACAGATACCAAGGTATCATATTTCAGATTTAAAAGCGGGCGAATGCCATAGCCGCCATTGTACGCGTAGCCGTAGCTAAGCGCACCCGACGAATACACACACCGCACATAGTACGAGATGGAGGCAAGGCAAGAGTTAGGGGTGGCAAGCCACCACCAGCTCTCCAGCGGTTTTAATAAATGTCTATTTCTTCTATATAAATCCGCCGTCATAAGGCTTATAAAGTTTTTACTTGTTCCGTAGTCTTTCAATCCGTCGTCCGCTGTTAAGTCTGTTTCAACCAACAAAAAGTCTTTTTCATCTGCTCCGTTATTTAACAAGATTTCGTAAAACTCATTATTAAGATATTCTCTAAGCAACGACTTCCTCCAGTCGTTGCTCTCTTCGTCAAAGGCTCTTTTTCCTAAAATGTCCTGCATAATGCACAGCCCGGCTTCTTCCAGTTTTATCCAGTTTTGCCCTCCAAAGCCAAATACCTCTCCCGGTTTAATTTCACTATATTTCTTTTGCATATTAATAGCTCCTTTCCGTTTCTTCTATCAATACTAATTTGCCACTGCTACGGCTTTTTTCATAAACTCAACCTCCGATTCGTAAATGCTAAAAGATTTTAAGGTTACTTCTTCTATTTCTGCATACACTCTGAATACAATAAAACGTTCAAGGGCTTCAAAGGTTCCGTTGTTTTTATCTATATTTTTGAGAATGAAAGTTATATAGTCTTCCGATTCATAAAACATGTACTTTTTCGGGTCTTTCTTTAAGTCTTCATAACTTTTAGCCTCCACGTTCAGCTCCAGCGTTCTTATCTCGTCTTGTAATGCTTCATTAAATTTATCTATATACTTAAAAGTTTCCATCTTTTCCTCCTCTTTATAAAATGTGTTATAATCTCCTTATCAGTACGGCAATACTGAAATATTATGAAAGGAGATTATTTTTATGTTTGATACTGAATATTTAGGTATACCAAGCAACAATTCTTTAATAGAAGACCCATACCTTGCTAAATGGATGTACGAAAGAATAGTACAGCAAATTAACAGTTTTGAAAGAACTTTACCTGATAATATGCAAGCAGGTGGACGATTTATATCATCTAATAAATTTACATTTAGCATTGATGAAGTCAGTTTTTGGAATCCTGATATGATTATTTTTTATGGTACCGGGAACAAAGGTGAAGCTCTTCAGCTCTTGCAGCATACAAGTCAATTAAATCTTTTATTGGTAGCTGTACCTCGTACTGATGATTTATCGAAGCCCCGTAGAAAGATTGGTTTCGCTCCCCCTGAAGACACTGAACAATTATAACCATCGCCTTCGATAATTTACTGAGTTTATTAGAATCTTTTTCAACTTTTGAACGCTTGGAAAGTATCTCTAACTGCTTTTCAAGCGTTTTGTTTATTTTTTCGTCCATTCTTCAACACCTCCTATATGAACTTGATTTTACGAGAAATCAACCACTTTAAATCAGATAAAATGTATTTAATTTTCGGTATTAAACTTAAATATGTAAGTTCTTTAGCTTCAAACTTCGGGGAATGATTATTGATAAATACTTCAATAATCTTCCCTTTTTTCATCCATATATGAATAGTTTCATCTTGAGTCTTTACTTCATAGACTTTTATTCCATAATCAGTAAACATTTATTCTCCTTTTTTAATCAATACTCAAGCCCCGGCAACAATTTTTTAATAGCATTAGCGTGCTTCTTTTTAATCCTGTGTTTCTTAGCAGTTGTATAAAAATGCAAATGCTTCTTTGCCTTATTATACTTTCTGCAAAACAACTGAAATCTTTGATTACTCCTAATAATGTCAACAACACTCAAAAGCTTTCCGGCTGAAATACTTCTTTCAATCCCATATTCCTCATAATCCCTAATCAATTCTCCCATTGTCATAATAATCTACACCCTTAACCCTTTCTTCTATATAAAAGATTTTTAAACTTCTTTTAATAAGACTTTAACCAACCATAAAATCCTCAACCTTACACTCCAAAAGTTCCGCTATATCATAAGCTAACTGTAATGACGGATTCTTCGTTCCTCTCTCAATCTGACACAGCATTGCCTGACTAACTCCAACATACTCAGCCACCTTTTTTTGACTCATTCCTTTTGATTCTCTGTATTGCTTTATTCTCTTTCCAACAGCCATCATCTATCCCTCCAATGCTTAATTAAAAATATAAGAATTACTACATTAGCTATCAGATACATACCATCTTTTACTAATTCAAGCATAAGCCAACCCCCTTTTTTTATCTTTTTATATTGACAAAGTAATGAAAAAAGAGTATTTTTAATATCTAAGGGGAGTAACCCCCTTAGATTCATAATAGTTTCTTGATTATTTCAATCAATGAATCTACTATGTTGAGGATAGCGGTAAGCAAGAGTAAAATTTTAAGGGTTTTGTCTTGCTTGCTGCTTTTTTTATTCCTCTTTTTTCGTTTACTCAT